GAAATATCTGGTTTAATTCCTACTGCTAAAAATCCTACAGATAAAAAAAATCTTGTAGCAATACTTAACGAATATGATAAATTTTATGATGATGCTATAGATAATGCTTTATTTAGTGGTGAGCCAGTTGCTCTTAATTCAATTAAACAAGCAAGAACTGAATTTAAATTAAAACAAAAATTATTTGGTATAAATGCTATTAAAAAAAATGGCATTAAAATTGATGATAGAGCTGGTAAAGTAGTACAAAAAATATTAAATGATCCTGATGTTACACCTTTAAATGCTATTGACTATATTTTTGGTGCAGCACAATTAGGACAAAAACAAGGTTCATTAACAATTGTTAAAAGGTTACAAAATATTTTTGGTAGAGAAACTGGGGAAGATATATCAGATTTAGCTGCAAGAAGTTCTGATTTTCAATCTTTGCGAACTGCTGCATTTGAAAAATTAATAAGAGATTCAAGTCGTAATGGAATTTTTAATCCAAAAAGATTTGTGGATCAATGGTCAACAGCAAGACAAAAATATAATGATGTTTTAAAAGAATTATATGATCCTGATGAGTTAAGGTTAATAGATGATTTTGTAAGAGAAGTTAGAAAAACTTTTAAACCTAGAGATTTAGTAAATGCTTCAAATACTGCATCTGCATTATCAAGAATAATACAACAAACTGGTAGAGCATTAGTTGGTATATTTGGTTTTAAATTTGCAAATATACAAGGATTATTAGCTGCTAGAGGTGCTTTTGATAGAGCAAGAGATGTAGTTGGAGAAAAGGCAGCAAAAAAATTAATTACTGAAGAATTAGTAGGTGGAGTGGAAAGAGCTGCAACACCTGGAATTACAGCAGCAGAAACTGTAGGTGTTAACCAATTGTTAAATAGATATAGAACACCTTTAAATGTTCCTGTAGCTCCACAAGGTTTTATAAGAAGATAAATTATCATGGAAAACTTATCTCAACAAAACAAAGAAAAATTAATAGCACTAGATGGTGAAATCAAGTTAATACACCAGAAAATTGATACTATTCAATCAAATCATCTTGTCCATATTGACGAAAAAATATCAAACATTTATAAAGTTATATGGGTAGTTTTAGGTATAAGTATGAGTGGATTAGTCAACTTAGCGATTACCCTAATCGGAAAACTGTAACAAAATCAATTAAAGGAACTGTAGGAGAACTACAAATAATATCAGAACTTACTAAAAGAGGATATTATGTAGCAAAATCAGTAGATCCACAATGTCCTTTTGATGTTGTTGTTGTAGATAAAAATGGTAAAATAAATTTACTTGATATTAAAACAAATACCTATCGTAAGAAAGGTAAAGTAAATTGGACTAAGCGGTCAAGGAAAATTTACAGAACTCCAACCGACAAACAAAAAAAATTAAATATAAAATTATTAATGGTAGATTATGAAAGTTAGTGAAAACACATCTATAAGTATGCCAATGAAAAATTTAATTTCCATAGTTATTGCTGTGGCTATTGGGGTATGGGCTTATTTTGGTATTGTTGAAACTCTTAATAAACACAGCACTACATTAGAATTAATATCAAAAGATTTAGAAGCTAACTCTGAATTTAGAATTAAATATCCAAGAGGTGAGCTTGGTCAATCATCTGGAGAGGCGGAGCTTTTTATGTTGGTAGAACATTTGGCAGGTGTTTTAGAGGAAGTAGATGCAGAGGTAAAAAGTATGAGAGATAATGCAGTTAATATAGAATTTTTAAAAGATAGAACAAAAAAACTTACAGAAGATGTAGAAAAATTAATTAGAAATGGGAGTGGACACCAATGATTATAGAAACTGTATTTGCACTTTTACTTTTGCAAGATCATAAAATTATAGAGCATAGGTATCATGACAGCTTGCAAAGTTGTTTAAAATCTAAGCGTTACGCTATGAAAGACAAAAGCACTAAAGACAGAGTTGTCTATAAATGTATAAAATCTAAAGCAAATGTAGAGATTTATATGGGAGAAAAAAAAATAACATCTTTAATTTTAGATTAACATGGATAAAATATTTTATAAATTATTTGGTTATTTAGATGTCTATTCAAAATGGGTAGATGATATGTTTGTAAATAAACCAAAGAAAAAAACAAAAAAAAAATGCAAAAATTGTCATTGTGATTGTCATTGTAAAGATGAATTACACAGTCATCATTATGATGGTGATTTATGTGCTTGTGGAGGTTGCAAACATTAAGGATTTTATGAGGTGTACTTATGGAATATTTATTGATAAAGTTAGAATGTTTATGCAGAAAGTTATATGCTTTTGTATGGCAGTTACGAATAAAATTAACTATGAATTTGGAGAGAAGAAAAAATGTACGAAGAATTAAAAGAACAAATAAAAGAACATGAAGGTTTTGTTCCAAGAACTTACAAAGATAGTTTAGGTAAAAGAACTATTGGATTTGGTCATCTTTGCGTAGAACCTGAACAATGGGATGATGACAAAGAATATACTAGAGAAGAATTAGAAAGAGTATTTGATAAAGATTTTGAAGAAGCTGTTAAAAATGCCGAATCACTTATATCTGAAAGATCAATAAATTTTATTGCTAAACAAGTAATAATAGAAATGGTATTTCAACTAGGTATAGGTGGTGTAGGTAAATTTAAAAAGATGTGGTCTGCACTAGATACAGAAGATTATGGGGAAGCATCTTTTCAGATGATGGATAGTTTGTGGGCTAAACAAACACCTAACAGAGCAGAAAAGCTATCTCAAAAAATGCGATCTGCAAAAACATAGGAGGTATTATGTGGTTAAATATAGCTGCTAAATTAGTTCCAGGTATCATTAAAACTGGTATGTCTATTGCATCTAATAGAAGAAAAACAAAAGAATTAGAATCAGTAGCAGAATTAAAATTAGCTGAACGAATGGCTAATGGTGAGGTAGAATTTAAGAAAGCTGTTATTGATTCACATAAAGGAGATTTGAAAGACGAATTTTGCCTTATCCTCATCTCAATCCCTTTGTTGCTTTTGGCTTGGTCTGTATTTAGTGATGACCCTGACATACAACAAAAGATAGATATATTTTTTGATAAGTTTGCAAATCTTCCAATGTTCTATCAAGCTCTTGTAGTCGGTGCATTTTCTACAATTCTAGGTATCAAGGGTGTTTCTACTTTTAAAAAGAAGTAATGTCAGACAACAGCTTAGAAATTATCAATGAATATAAAGATCAGCTTAGAATTTTGCGACAACAAATAGCTGAGTTAGAAGATTCAAATAAATCTAAAGATTCTGCTAATAAAAGGTGTTTGCAAAAATTAGAGAATACATCCAAAGATTTAGAGGAAGCTCTTAAAAAATTAAAAAATTTAGAGGAAAAAAAATAATGAAATACGCATTATATATGGTTATGTGTTCTCTTGTTGCTGGTGAGTGTATGACACCACACAAAATGCAAGAATCTTATGATAGTTTATATAGCTGTTTAAATGCAGGTTATAAAGAATCTTTTAAAAAATCACAAGAAATTGGTAAAGAAGAAGTAAATAAACATCAAATTTATTTAAAATTTGTTTGTAGAGAAGAAGAAAAAAATATTATAATTCCAAAACCTAAACCAAAGATTGAAATATGATATATTGTGTATTGTGGAAAAGAAATGATTTACATGAAATGTTCACTAACACCATCTTTTCTACAGAGGAAGATGCTAAAGATTTTGCAAAAAGGTCTAAATTAAAAAAAAAACATGATTGCAGAATTATGGAATATGACTATAAATATTTTGAAGGAGTAAAATTAGAAAATGGCAAAAACACCAGCATGGCAAAGAAAAGAAGGTAAATCTAAATCTGGCGGACTTAATGCTAGAGGTAGAGCTTCTTATAATAGAAGAACTGGTGGAAATCTTAAAGCTCCTGTAACAACTAAACCCTCTAAATTAAAAAAAGGTTCTAGCGCATATAATAGAAGAAAAAGTTTTTGTGCTAGAATGAAAGGCATGAAACGAAGATTAACCTCTGCTAAGACCGCAAGAGATCCTAATTCAAGAATTAACAAAGCTCTACGAAAGTGGAACTGTTAATGAAACGATCAATACTTAAATTAATCGTTAAATTAAGAATGTTCTATGCTGATGTAAGAGGTCATCATGGTAAAAAATGGAACTATGAACCTTCTGAACATTACATGGGAATACATAAAAAAAGGAGATAACTATGCCTTATGGTAAAGGAACTTATGGATCTAAGAGAGGGCGACCTCCTAAGAAAAATAAGATGAAGAAAAAAAAGAAAAAAAAATAATAATTAGGTGTAATCATGTTTATGGTTGGGTATGGTTGGAGGGTTAAATAAAAAGTTATGAAACAAACAATTCTTGATGCGTTAGAAAAAAGATATGAAGCTCAAATATCTGAAGCTGATGCAACTATTAATATTTATTTAAACAATAGTGTTGGAATAGGAGAGCATCCACAACATATTGACGAAATTGATAAATTAGTAGATAAAATAGCAAATGCAGAAGAAAAATTAAAAATATTAAAGGAGTTTAGCAAATGAAAAAAGGTTATCACAGAACAAAAGATGGTAGAACTGTAAAAAAGGGTTTGTACTACTATATGAATAAAAGAAAGAAAGCTGGTACTAGCAGAAAAGGCAAAGGTACAGTTTCTGATAAAGCATTAAAAAGGTCTAAAAGAACTGCAAAGAAATAAATCTAAGACTTGGAAAAAATCAAAACAGATAATTCTTAATATAGGTAAATGTAGGTATTGCCTTAAGGAAATGGTCAATACAGAATCTTTCGTTTGTTTTGCAGATAAAACAAAAGCTCATTATCTATGTATGAAAAAAGATGATGAAAAACCTAAAACTGCTTTTGATTGGTAGTGAATAGGGTTGTGTTCTTTATTGTTTATTTAAGTATTTGACCTTTTTATTATACTTTCGTATAAAGGTATTGGCTAACTTTAGTTT